AATCTCTTGCCGTAGATATAGAATCCATATTTTTAATTAATTAATTATTATAGGCAGGCGCAGAGTCCTGAAAACGTATACTTTACTTGTTTTTTTGTGAATCGTCAACGGTATTAACGAATTCTAAATTATCTTTTAATCTACCATTATATTGGTATTCACCAACGTGAGTTATAAAATCATCGATATAACAATAACATTTTCCACCAATTGCAGTCCATTTTCTACAGAATCCAAAGTCTTCTCCGTAGTATTTTTTAGATGCTTGGTCATGAACTGTGTCAAAGAAATTATACATATATGGATTAGTTTTAGCTTCTCCATTTACGATTGTTGCTTGATCTATTCTATCATCTGGGTATGCTTTAATCATTTTATCAAATACTTGTCTTTTAATTAACATGCACCCAGTTGGAGCATGTGATACTTCCATTAATCCATCTGTTATTGTTATTTGTTTTTTATTCTCATCCATTAAACCATCCATTTTTATTGGATAAATAAATCCAGCTCTCATTAATTCATCTTTATCTTTGATTTTACCTTGTTGTAATCTATCCCATATTTGTTCCCAATGAATATGTTTCATTGGATAGGGTGTTGCTATTACTTCTTTATCAAACTTTAACATCTTCATTATTGTATCAAATTTAAAATCAATATCTGAATCTATAAATAACATATGTGTATATTCCATTGGATCACCTAAAAACCCAGCTACACATAAATTTCTACCTTGTGTAACTAAAGATGATTTAAGAAGTGAAAAAGAAACCATGATATTATTCATCATACATGCTTGTTGAAATTTTAATAATGCTTGTGTGTAATGAATTGAACATTCACTATGAACAGGAGTTGCTACATATATTCTAGTCTCTGGTTTCCCGACGCTCATTCCAATTGGATGATTTTCTTTTTTAAACCATATAGGTCTACTTGAGTCTTGCATCTATCACTCCTTGTAAAAATTTATTCCAAACACCTACTCTTAAGTCCCAAGAATAATATTTGTTTGTATAATCTATTTGAAACTTTAAATGTTCTTTTAAACTTGTTTGATTTAACTGATCAGCAGCTGCATCAATAACGGATGCAAATGTACTAGCTAATTTAACAAATTCTTTTTCATAAGGAACATAAACTGCAAACTCTGCACATGTTTCAAATAGAGCACCGTAGTTAGTTGTAATACAATATAATCCTGCTGCCATTGCTTCAATTGCAGCAATACAAGATGTTTCTTCCCAAATATTAGGATAAGCAAACATATGATAATTTTTAAGATTATCTTTTATAAATTCATTAGGTTTATAACCAACATAACTTACATTAGGTAAAGATCCTGCTTGTGCATATAGATCTTTAAATTGATCATCATTTTTAGATTTAAAATTATCTCCATACACTTGAGTTGATGAATATACGTCTAAATGAACTGATTTATTTGTAACTAATTGCATTGCAGCAAGAAGAACATTTAATCCTCTCCATGGTGTTGATGTATAAATTAACTTAATAGGATCACCTTTATTATAATCTAATAATCTTGGTTCAATTTTATCTATTGCATTTTTAATAACCAAAGATCTATCAGTTGGTATATCAAACATCATTCTAAATTTTTCATAACACCAATGTGAATTAAATACATACCAATCATATTTTTTATGATTATTTTTATCTTTAAACCAATGCACTAAATTAGCTTGGTCATATGAATTTTGTTGCCAAAGTATATTTGGTTTAGTTGGATGTAATGGTATTTTTTCTGGTACGGATGTAGTTATTTGAACTTGATCTAGTAATTTTTTATCTGCAAATTTCTCAAGTAATTCTACCTGTAATTCTGTTCCGCCCCTGGGGTTCATTTTTGATTCATTACTTTCTCTAATAATTCTAAACCTTTATTTGTTACTTTAACAGTAAGATCTATTATTAAATCTTCTTCTTTATTTTCTTTTAAAAATTCTTCTTTAGATTTGTAAGTCTTTCCAGTTGTTTTACTTTTAAAACTTTCTTCTGTCTTACATTCTATCTCAACTAGTTTATCCATTCGTTCCTATTCTATCTAATAATGCATAACTGATAACGCCTTTAATAACATTAACAGTTGCTGATTGTGCTAATATAGCATCTCCTTCTTCTAAATTCAAGACTGTCTGAGCAGCATTACCATTACAAGCACCTTGAACAGTTGCATGTATAAATTGATATGTTGTAGAAGCTGAATAATCATAAACATACATATCTAATGTAGCAGCAGATGATCCTGTATTAGTTACAGCAATATCTTTAACAATTGCAACTGAAGAAGTATTAATACTTAATACAGTTGTTGCATTTGTTGTTGTTAAACTAAATCCTTGATTTTTATAAAATATAGCCATGTTATTGAGTTAAATCGTAAAAAGTTAAAAGTCCAATTCCACCACCTGTACTAGTAAGTGTTCTAGCACAAAGTGAGTAAACATCACTAGCTCCTGCAAGAGAAGCACCTAATTGTAAATCAAAATTAAAAGAAGCATTAGCTCCAGATAAAGCAGATCTTCCAGATTTAGAAGTTAAAAATTCACTATATACTAAGGTACCACCAGTTATAGCTGATGCTGTAATATCAAATTCTACATTTGTATCTGATGCAACAGCTGAATAAGAAGCACTTGTTAATGTACCATTTTTAAATAAACCTATTTGATAATTGTCTGTAGTTGTTGGTAAAAAGTTTACGTTGTAAGGAATAACCACAGCCCCTAATGCAGTTGATGCAAGTCTAATAGAAACTAAAGGTTTATAAGTTGTTGTTAAATAATTTCCAGCTGTTGCACTTGTCATCGTTGCAACATGTTCAATAGATGTTTGTTCATAACCACCTTCAGACACTACCGATGAACAAATTTGTTTTAAATAAGAAGCTGATCCCGTTGCCGCAGTATTTGTTATTTCATATCTTACAGGTAATATTGCAGTTGTCATATAAACAGAAGTTCCATAAAAGTTTGCATTTTGATAAGTATGACAAACTATATATTGACCATTAATAATAAAACCACATCTAACATTACCAACACCTAACCATTCAAAATCCATCCATAAAATTTGAGGCTTTGTTAAATCTAAAGTTAAACCACTTGCACCTGTTCCATCTAATTTATCTCCATTCCATGATGATTGATCTACTTTTCTTGTAGTATCATCAACAGAACCACTAATATAAGTTCTTAATATAAATGATTTAGTTGTATTATTTAATTGAAAAAATACTCCATTTTGAACTTCAAAATAACCAACACGTTGTCTTAAATTTGTTTTAGCTTCATTCATTACAAAAGTTGCAAGAACTAATAAACCCTTACCTGGTTGATAAGGAAAAGATTTAAATGTTTGTCTAACAACTTCAGAACCAGATGCAGTTGTTACATCCATTCTAACAGATGATTCATTTGGTAAATAAGTAGTAGATCCACTAGATGCAGTAGATGTATCAAATTGATTATCTATTGCGTATCTATTTTGTGAATCAAATAATGTATAAGGTTGAGATACTCTTAATCTTCCAAATGCATCCGTATTAGTTCCACCTATTGCAACATAAGATGGATTAGTAGAACTTCCTTGATCACATCCAAATCCATTTTGATTTCCATACATAAATTGTAGCATCGCTGCTTGTTCGTTAATTAAATCTTGTTGATATCCAAAGTTAAGTTGATTTTTAATTGTGTTAAGTGATTCAAGTATTTGTCTTTGATTATTAACATCATAAGTATCTGTTGGTTCTGGTATATAAGCTGTTATCTTTGCCATTATCTTCTTCCACCTGCTTCAATATCTAATCTCAAAGTTCCATATCTCCAAGTCTCATCAACTGCTTCATTTTCAATTTTTAAACTCACCTGTCTTCCTCTAACACGTGTATCTACTTTAGTCGTTGAAGATGTAATTGTAAATGGTCCAGTAATTAAAGGAGGCGTTGTAGATGGTGTTGAATCAGCATTTGCTGGATAATCTCTAAAATATAAAGTTATTTTTACGTTACCTTCTAAGCTCTTAAAGTCTGGAATAAATCTTTTAACGCGCATAATGAGTTGACCATCACCAGCTAATCCTTGTTCTGATATGTCATAATCTCCTGATTTAATGTATGCGGCTATTGCAGTTTTATTTCCGTTTGCATCTACTTCATTAAAACCTGTTTCTTGTGCCCAGTATTTAGATGAACCATAAGTATTAGTTACACCATTAATAGTTGGAAATGTTGGTGTTCCTGTTCTATTATATTGTGTTGCGTAAGGTAAACTAAATGTGGTTGCATCTTGATATGTTGTTCTAGCTAATGATCCAACTGACCAAGTATTTTCAACAAAATTATAAACTACATTTCTATCTATTTGAGATGATCCTGATTGTGCATAATTAAACCCAACCTCATTAAATAATGAATTATGATATGCATAAACTATCTGACTTGCATCATAGTTAATACCTAAATTATCTCCAGTTGTTGTAAATACAAAGTCTTCAACAAGTGACGGTATTTGTTTAACTGTTCCATCAAATGCAAAAAAACCTCCTCCATAACCCATCCAAAATACTGCACCTTGTGCATATATCATTGCATGTTGACCAATACATCCGCAGTTTGTTCCAACTTGTCTAATTGAAAATGTAAATGGTGGTCCAACAAATTGAATTGTATAAGCTGCTTGATCTGTAAGAACTAATATATAATCTTTACCTTGTAGTGCTCCAATAATCTCATTACCCGTATCTAGTCTAAAAGTTCCAGCAGTATTTGTAACCGTTGGATTCCAAGTATTAATATCCTCTTGATTTGAAAATCTTATAAACATTGGATCTTGAGTTGTCGGATCTCCAATAGTTGTTTCTGTTCCAAATAAAAATAAATGTCTATCCCTATCTGATACAACAGAACAAACTGATGCTGTTGGAGCATTTGTTACAACAGTTGCCCTTACAGTTAATCTTCCTATTGCAGATGGGTCCCAAGTAAATGTTTTTCCGTTTTTAATTGTAGCAACTAGAATCTGTCCATAGTTATCGAGTGACCAGGAACCAGGGGCAAGAACAACACTCGTTGTAGATCTTTCAGTTCCCCACGTAGATGATCCCCATGTAGCAGTTCCCCATCCATAAGCTGGAGTTTGTGCAGCTGGTCCAATTATTTCATATGCTTGAAAAGATAAATTTCCTCCGGTTGTAACACCAGTGCCAGTTTCAGCTGTAGGCATTGTAAGAGTAAATGTAGAAGAACTTGGCACTGATCTAACTTCAAATGTATTTGTTGTAAAACTTGCTGATGTATAACTTGTTGTAGGTGCTCCTGGAGTTGTTGCTGAAGAAAATATTAAATAATCTCCAATAGATAATCCATGACCTGCTTTTGTAATTGTGACTGTTGCTGATCCAGTTGTTGATGTATAAGTACATCCTGTTACAGCTGTTTGAAGAGGTGTAATATCAAAAATATCTTGTTCATAATAAATTGCGAGTATTTTAGAAGTACCTAAAGCTGCATATTTTTTACCATCCAATGCAGTCCAAGTATGTTGGTCTCTAACAGGACCTGCTAAAGTATCCGGAATTAACTGTTGCCATCCACCTATTTTTTGTGGTTCTCCATAACGAAATCTAATATTATCACCTTCAATCCATTGCCCTTCGGCTCCGGTTGCAGTTTGTTGTTTATTAAATCCTGGCTTAAATTGTATCTTCTGTAAAGGCATAAGCCTTCCTTTATATAATATAAAACTATTAAATAACAGATATATTATATCTTAACAATAATTTCTTTCAATCTTGCTCTTAATTTACCTATTGTATCTGAATATTTCTCATTAATTTCTATTAATGTTTCAATATGTAATTGATGTTTTTCAATTCTTTCTTGTAATTCTTTGTTTAATAAAACTTCTGATTTTTTAACCATAATTTCCATTTGAAGTTTTTCTTCTAGTTCTTTTATTTTATTTTCTAATTCTTGTATCATATTTATTTTTTAAACCAACTTGTAAGTCCTAAGTGAGGACGTTTATCATATAAATTTTCTTTAGCTCCTTTAGTTTTTAAATTATTGTAGTGTAAAAAAACTTGAATACATTTATCCCCATTAAATTCTTCTCTCCAATGTTCTAATTCATTACCTTTATAAACTAACATATCTCCTGGTTTTAAATTAATTTTAACACCTTTAGAATTACTTTCAAAAGTTATTTTTTTTCCATCAGGTATTCCTACATTTTCAGCATCACTTAAAAAAATTGGCCATTCATCTCCTCCTAAATTTAATGTTGTAGATATTTCACAACTAAATCTATCTTTATGACGTTTTAATATATCTCCTTTTTTGTAAATTCTAGCATAAGAATAATTAGGATTTAATTTTAAATTTGTTTCTTTTTCCATTGTTGAAAGTAGTTTTATTAATAATGTTTCCATAACAATATCTGCATAATGAGAATAAGTATTTTTAACCATAACATCATTCCATACACCGAAATATTCAGTAAACTGACTAATGTAACGTGTATCAAACATTGTTCTTGCTACTTGTCTTTTCATTAAAAAATAATCACAACAAAATTTTGCAAGCTCTTCAGATACTGCTTTTTTTATAATTATATATTTATTTTTTTCAAAATTCATATTTTTTATTTAAATGGATATCCTAGGTTCCAAATTACCAATGAATATCTTATTCCTTTCGTTACTGGTTTAACTCTATGCCATACATGCGAAGGAAATACAACTATAGAACCGCGTGAGGATATTTCTTCACATTTTTTTATTGATTTTCTATGAGGTTCAGTATTTCTAAAATCAAACTCTAATTCTCCACCTTTATAATCTTTTGGATCTGTTAACTGACAAGTTACAGATAATTTTCTAATTTTATTGTGTACGTTTGGATCATCTGGTTTATCATAAGGTTTATCCCATGAATCAGCATGCCAGTCATAAAATTGATTTAATTTGTATTTTGTAAATTGACAAGATTCTGACCAATCCCAATTAAAATTCCAGCCTGCTAATTTATTTGCTTTATGAACATATGGATGAATTTCTTTATAAATCCATTGATCATTTAACCAAACAACATTTGAATCTCTTTTCTTCTTTAAATCTCTTAAATCTTTTTTAGATAAAGGTTTACCTTTTTTAATTTTATCAGTTTGTCCACCTGTTAACGCAATTTGCTCTTGTTGTTCAATACCGTATTTAATTAACTCATCACAAAACCTAGGTGTAAGCACATTTTGAAAATAATAGTAATAGTTCTGTAGATTCATTCTATTTAATTTATATTAAATTTTTATATAAAAGTAAATGGCTATTTTATATAGCTACCCATGAAAAAGATGAAGGAATCCATGCAAATTCTTTATTATCTTTATCTTTACCTATCCATCTTAAGTTATTCTCATCCCAATAAACTAAATAACGTAAATTAGAGTTGATTATTTTTTGAAGATTTTGATCAAAATAAGGTTCTTGATATTCGTTTCCATAATATATATTTGATGGAAATGAAACAGGTGCTTGCCAGTCGTCATTGACATCAAGTATCCAAGAAGAATAAGGTTGTGGTCTTATAAATTTATTTTTTGCAAAATCATAGGTAAATCCAACTCCAGCATATTGTTTTCTAAAATTGTTATTATAAGAAGTTTGAACCCATCTTACTGCATTTTCAGATAACTTACATACAGATTTAAATTGTTCTGCTGCTTGTTCAGATTGTTCTCCACCATTATTCGCAATATCTTGATTACAAGCGGTTACCACTCTTATTACTTTATTATTTATATCTAATTCTGCAAAATGTGCCATATTTTTAAAAAGTAAAACTTCCAGGTACTGTAAATGTTAAAATAGTAGCTGATCCATCAGGAGCTGGACTTGTTGTTTTAGTATTAGTTCCTGGTGAAACTGAAAAACTTGGACCACTTGCTGAAGGTGCTCTAATAATAACAATACCTGATCCACCAGATTTTCCGCCAGAACTTCTATTTGAAGCTCCGCCTCCTCCTCCTCCGGTATTTGTATCTCCTGCTGATCCTACTGCTCCTCCACCTGATCCTCCTGGACTTCCATTACCTGCTGCTCCAGTTCCTGCTCCACCACCTGAATATGATACCGGTGATCCTGTAATACTACTTGATGAACCTGGCGCTCCACTACCACCAGTTCCTGGTTGTGGTACTGGGTTTACTGGTCCTCCTCCATTTCCTCCAACACCTCCAATTCCGCCTCCGCCGCCTCCGGCTTCGTTAAATAAAGCATCGCCACCATTGTTGCCTTGTGGTGGACTTGTAGGAGGATCATTTCCTAATCCACCTCTACCATTTGGTCCCGTAAATCCTCCAAGACCTCCTCCTGAACCACCGTTTGGAACACCACCTGTACTTTGAGATCCTCCACCTCCTCCACCTGAAGATGCAAAAGGGGGATTAGTATAAATAATTGATTGTGGGCCTTGAACTCCATTTTCATTAGAATTAGGTGATCCACCAGCTCCTCCTGCTCCAACTTGAACTGGAGTGGTACCTCCAAAAATTTTTAATTTAGTTCCACCTGGAAAAGAAGTTCTATACCCTCCACCACCTCCTCCACCAGAAGTATATTGATATCCTGCTCCACCTCCACCTGAACCACCACCTCCAGCTACTACTAAATAATCTATTTCAAGTGTTTTAGCTCCAGACGTAAGTCCAAATGCTTTTGCTGATGCTGCTCCGCGTGTAGATTGTAAAGGCATTCTTTCTACTCCTTATTTAAATTGAGTTTGTGCTGCTAATATTGTGTAAGTTGATGCCGCTGTTTTGATTGCTGTGTAAGTGTAGACATCATTAGATGAAGCGTTTCCACCTGTTGGAGCCGAGCCACCTTGCCAAACAACTGTAACGTTTGTTGATGTACCATCAACTGTTAATACAGAAGTGTTGTAGAATGTTGTGTTTCCTTGTTTCGTAATTAATGCAGCTGTTACAGACTCACCCGTTGCTAGAGCAGCGTTTAATGTAGTTGAAGCATTTCCTCTAAAATTAACTGTGAAGTTAGAACCTAAATTAACATTTTGAAAATAAACAGCTTGTGTAAGTACATCATATGTAAATGCAGTTACAAAAGTTGTAGAAACTGTTACCGCTTCAAACACACCAAATATTTTTGCTTCACCATTAACTGTAATTCTTCCAAGATCACCTTTTGGTGTTAATGTTAATCCAACATTTGTATCTCCACCTGTTGCAGAAATAACTGGGCTTGATCCAGCTGCAGCGTTAGCTATTGTAATTTCATTTGTAGCTGATGCAGTTGTTGAAAATTTAATTTGTTCATTAGCATTTTCATCTATAATTCCATATGTACTTGCAACTATAATATTTTTTGAATTTGTACTTAAGTTCGCTGCTAGTGTTGGAGCAAAATCATTAGATAATTTTCCAATGTTAGAATCTACAACATCTGTTCCATTTAAATATAAAATTTTTGTTCCTTTGTCTGTTGTAGAGAAAGTGACACCTGTTTGACCTTGAATTAACACTGTAACAGTAAAAGCACCTGATGTGCTATTTCTAATTACATAAACTTTATTTTTAACACCTGAGGCAGTAGTTATTGTTACTGTTCTATTTCCTGTAATTGTTCCTGTTAATTCTATAACAGCGTTTTTACCATTTGATGTTAAACCATTTGAAAAAGTTAAATCTGTATTTCCAACACCACCTGCAATAGATATACCAGAATAACCAGCAATTGCTTGTTGAAGAATAACTAAATTTGTATTTGTAATATCACCCCATGTACCAGCGTTTTCGCCAGTTACTTGTATCTCTAGTTTGAGGTCTGTAGAATAACTTGATGCCATAATTTTAATTCCTTATGTTATATATTATTTAATTTATGCGGCTGTGTCAATCTCTGTCCAAGTTGCATCAGTTCCGGTACTAATTTCAGTCCAGATTTGATTATTTATACTATTTAACGCTATAGTCAATCCATTTCCTGTAACTTCAATAATAGAAGTACCACCTGCAAATACTGTACCTACTGATGTATTTAACCTTAATCCAGTAACACTTGCAATGGTATTTGCATCACCTATTGCAGTTCCTTGAGCTATATTTATTTGTTGTCCAGTTACTGCAACATTACCCGTTCCAATAACTACTGTTCCAATAGCTAAACCAACAGTCATTCCAATACCAGTAACTGTGGCATCTGGACTTGGATCTACTTCACCTTCAGCAATATTTAATTGCTGACCTATTAAATCTATATTTGCATTAGCTAATGTAGTTACACTATTTAAAGATGTATTTATTTGTTGGCCTGTTACTGATATGGATATCCATATTCCATTTCCACCCCAAACTTCTTCACCCCAAACATATCTACCCCAACCTTCATTGTTGTAAGATAAGGGAGATCCTAGAGAAACATTTAATTGTTGACCTGTGACATTTGCATCAGGTGCAATATCTACTTCTCCTTCAGTAATATTTAATTGTTGACCAGTTGGAAATACTTCAGCTAATCCGAAAGCTGTTACAGAATTTAATGATGTATTTAATTGTTGCCCTGTTACAGGAACATCTGCCCCAATAGAGAAACTTACAGAATTTAAAGATGTATTTAATTGTAGTCCTTCAACAATTACATCGCCCGTTCCACCCCAAGCATTTTCACCCCAAGTTAAACGACCCCAACCTTCATTAATTTCAGCAGTAACCGATACACTATTTAGTGTAGTGTTTAATTGAAATCCAGTAAGTTGTACTGAGGAATCATTTTGTAATCCCCACGTACCTATATTCCAGCTAAGTTCTCCCCAAGTATTGGCCATAATAGGTAACTCCTATTATGCGTTGCCGATTCTTAGAATAGCTGCCGCTGTTGTATCTGCTGGAAACTGAATTGTGAAAGTTCCAGATGTCGCTGTCTTATCACTTCCAAAATCTAATACACATACTGCTGCGTTAGTGTTTGATGTATTGTAAATCAAAGCTCCTGCTGCAGTTAAAGTAACGCCTGTAAAAGATATGTCTGCAAAATCTATAAATGCAACTCCACTAGAAACAAGAGGAGATACGTTTGATAAAACTCCACCACCTGTTACATATTGACCAGTGTTAGCAACTTCATTTGTTGAAGTGTAAACTGTTGTTGCTGAACTTAAAGTTGCTGCAGAAGTGTAAAGAGCAAGTTTAAAAACATTTCCTGTCGTAGCGGTAAAATTGTGTCCACCTTGAAGTAGTTGTTGTTTAAACGTATTTGCAACTGCTTGTGTTATAGCCATATTAACTCCTAATTATATTATCCTTGTTTTTGAATCTGAGGTGAACCTTCTTGGTATTCATCTCGTCTTCTTCTTCCCATTTGTTCAATAGAGAATCCTTGTAGCACACTTTGATACTTTTGTTCATAAAATTGTATCAT